AGTCCAGCTGCTTGAAGTCGGCCATCGTGTTGAACGGGTTGAACCCGCCGCCGATGAACGCCGTCTCGTAGGCCTTGCCGGCGCCGCGGTGGTGCGCCTTGAACAACTCCACGTAGGTCTTGAAGACGTCGGGCGGCATGTCGGCGGGGGCGGTGAAACCGCCGCCGAGGGTGGCACCGTTGTCGAAGAACTTCAGTTTGTGCGCGGTCGCGGCCTTGTCCCCGCGGATCTCGCTGATGATCGACGTCACCCACGACATGCCGGAGAACTGGGACAGCGGGTCGATCTGCGGCGAGAAGTACAACACCTCGTCCGGCAGCAGCAGCACCGGATCTGGCTGCCGCAGCCCGTTCCCGGTCGGCGGCGGCTGGTAGATGAACGACGAGATCCGGGCGTCCAGCGCCCGCGGATCACCCGACCGCGAGGTTTTCGCGATCGTCACCCAGTCCGGGCGCATGTGCACGAGCCGCTGCCCGGGTCCGGTCGCCGCCTTGCCGAACCGGCCGTTGTCGTCGGCGGTGGTGGCGTAGAACGCCCCACCGAGGTCGGCGGTGACGATCGCCCGGGACAGCAGCTCCCCGGTCGTGCCGCCCGGCCACGGCCGCTCCAGCAGCGCCAGCTCCTGCGTGCCGAACAGGTTCCCGGGGCGGCCCTGCCGGATTTCCCGCCACTGGAACCGGGCCTCGGCGAAAATCATCTGCCGGACCCGGATCACCGCGAACACCGGCCCGCCGGCCTTGTAGGCGCCCTGGACGTAGCCCTCGAAGTTGTGCTGGATCTTCTCCGTGTCGCCGACCAGCGGCGTCGAGGACAGCAGCGGCAAGCTCAGTCCGTCGGACAGCCAGAACGGCGGCTCGGAGAAGTCCTTCGTCCGCGGCGCCCGTCTGGTCTCGGCGACCCGGTCTAGCAGCCCCATCAGGCGGCCCTAGCGGGCGGCGCCGGGTAAGCGGGGACCTGCACCGGCTCCGGCTCAGCCCGCCGCTCCTTCGGTCGGCTGGCGTCCTGGAAGCCGACCCGCACAGCGGCGGCGACCCAGGTCAGGACCAGCCACACCTTGCCCGCCAGCCAGCCGACCGCGTACAGCACGGCAGCGACAACAGTCAGGAGGACGCGCACAAGGTCCTCCTTCTAGGCCCAGGCGATCAGCGGTTCGCCGCTGCGTACGGTGTGCGCGCGGGTCGTGTGGCCCCAGGCGGCCAAGGTCACGGCCTCGAGTTCAGGTTCGGGCTGATCCCACACCCAGCCGTCGCCAGCGGCCTTCCGATGCGCGGCCGCGACCGCCCGGTTGAGTTCGGGCTGACCGAAATGGCCGAGCAGCATTGGTTCGCCCTGCAGCACCGCGTCGTTGAACATCCGGAACGCGGTCGCCGACTCCCGTACCCACGGCGTGGTCAGCGGGATTCCCGCCTTCAACGCCTCGGCGTGCAGGGCTGCGGTCGGCCCGCGGTCCCGCATGACGATCGCGCACGGCTTGTGGGTGTCCTGGAGCTGCTTCAGCCGCGGTATCACCCACGACGATCCGAACTCGGCCGGCAGCACCTGCACGACCAGTCGCCCGCCGGCCCCTCCCGCGACGGCGACCGCGTACCGGTCGGCGTCCGGGTACGACGCCGACACTGCGAACGCTGGCACGTTGGCCTGCACCGGAGGCACCTGGCGGGCGCCCCACACCGCTTCCGGGATCACCGCCCAGGCCTGGTCGCCCTCTTCCCACCAGCCGAGCCGTTCCCGGGCAAACTCAGCCGGTGGCAGCGCCCGCCGCTCGGCCGCGATGTACTCCTCGGAGATCCGTCGGCCCATCGCCGGGTTCGCCCGCTGCCATCGCCGGCGGTCGTCCAGGCGGCAGCCGGCCATGTCCAGTTCGTGGGTGCAGTTCGGCGACTGACAGCTGCCCGGAAGGTCGTCGCACCACTCGAGGTAGGCGAGCATCGGGTCCGCCCCGGCTCGGCCCCGGTTCCGAATCGACCGCAGGATCTCCGACTCGGCCAGGCCCGCCGACGACCCGTACACCACCTGCGGGTCCGGTCTCGCCGACAGGGTCGGCAGTAGCGCACCCATGTGGGATGGCTGCAGCGCGAACCCCTCGTCCAGGACCACCTTGTCCCCGGACAGGCCACGGCCGCCGGACTTCGTCCGCGCCTTGAAGATCAGCCGCTGGCCGCCGAGCAGTTCGATCGCCTCGTCGCCGTTGCCGCGGTAGATGTTCGCGACACGGCGGTCCAGGTACGGGCTGCCCTCGATCAGTTCGATCATGTCCCGGAACGCTTCCTGTGCGGTCCGGAACTCGTGCGCCGACCACACCACCAGTCGCTGGTCGGTCAGGAACAGCCAGCCGAGCGCGGCCAGCTTGAACAGGCCCGTTTTCAGGTTCTGCCGGGAGCAGATCACCGCCGTCTCGAACGCAACCGACCGGCCGCTACGACCCAGCGCGAAGATCAGGTCCAGGCCTAGGCGTTGCTCCGGGTCCGGGGCGAAGTTCGCCTCCACGCCCAGGTCCGCAACCTCCGGGCCCAGAGTGTCCTCGAACGGCGGGTGACTCATGTACGCCGGACGGACCGGCGTCAGCGTGCTAACCGGCACGCCGCTTGCGGTCCCGGCGCGCCCGCAGCTCGTCGATCGGATCCGCCGCAGCCGCCGAGCCGCGCAGCGCCTCAGCCATCGTCGCCCGCAGTTCCTTCGACAGCGACGCCACCGCCGACCCGGTCTCCGACCTCGAACCGATCCGCTCCGCCAGCTTCACCGCGGTCTGGCCCAGCGCCGTCGACAGCCGCTCAGCCTTCGCCAGCTCGTCGATCGTCGCCGCTACCAACAGCGGCACATCCTCGGCCTGCGCCGGGGCCCGCTGCGACTCGGCAGCGGGCGCTGGACGGCCCTCAGCCCGTCGCCGGGTCGCCCGCGTCCGGCACCGGGTCGAGCAGTACTTCGCCGTCGACCGCTTCGCCTCGAACGCCTCGCCGCACTCCTCGCAGGTCGCCGGCATTGCGACCTCCTAAGGGCGTAGCGCTACGTGAGACCGTGAGCCAGGGATGCGCGGGATTGGCGCGGGGGTCCTGAGGCCTGCGCCTGCGTCGCGACCCGACCCCCCTATGGTGCGGGTTGTCCGGTTCGGTCTCGACAAACGGCGCATTCGTACTGGTCGGTAACTTCTCTCACCACAATGGCAGTCGTGCTCGCCGTCGCTTGCCGTTGGTGATCAACGCACCGATGC